GGCTGTTTCGATGTCCACCACGTCGATGCCTTCGACATCGCTGATAGACTCATCGCCGTTGTCGAGGATGTTGAGGTAGAGGATGGGCTTGGGGTAGGTTGCTGCGAGGGTGGTCTTCCCTGTGCCGCTGCGACCATAGAGCGCTGTGGAGTTCTTTCGTTTGACCTCTTGCACCGGTTTGCTACGCGGTGCACGGTCCTCTTTGCGGATCGTTGTCGCCATGTGAAATTTCGCCTCGACGGGGTAGGTTGAGTGTTATACAGCAACCGGCATTGAATAGCAACCCCTAATCCTCCGTCCGATCCTTCTGGTCGCCTTTATGCGACTGGTCCTCCGACTGGTAGTCCCTCTTCAAAATCCACTCAAGGTCGCTGTCAGTCACCTCGGCTTTGCATAGGGCCTGATAATCGCACCAGCTACAATGTCGGCCGATGTTCTGGTCACTCTTCTTGCCGAAGTTATCTTGGATTTCTTTCGCCGTATCTACGAAGTCATTCCAGATGTTATCGACTATCCGAGGCTTCACTGGACTGTATAGCCGGATGAAGCGATTGCGCCGGTTAGCCTCCGCATCGTCGAGCATCTTACGAAAGTCTTTTCGCTTGTGACCCTCATCCTCGATCCAAGCCTCAACCCTACTCGGCAGAGTGTCGATCTTTGCTTGACTAATCCTACCTGTAGCAGTTAACTCTCCCGGAACATTGCAGGGCTTGCTGCTAATATAATCCCACAGAACTCCGTCGAGTGCGGGGAACCCCATCTCCTCAGCAGCACGGAAATAGACAGCAGCCTGAACTGACCGCCACCGCTCATCTTCACTCGGCATTCTGCTGAATGTCTTGTGCTCGACAAGCCAACGCATCTTTCTTGCTCGGGCAATCGTGTCAATCTTCCCAGTAAACCAGAGGTCGGTTCCCAGTTCAATGCGAAACTCGAACTCGCTGTATCGACCGTCATGCTCTATAGGACGGAGTGATCCTTCCCAGTGCTCGAAGTAATCTTCCATGATATAACCGATGTCGAGTAAGATGTTACCATACATCTCTCGCTCGCGTCGGAACATAGGACCGAGGTTCTTCTCATACTGCTTGAGGATGCGGCGCCATTTCTTACCCTCGAGTTGAGCCTCGATGATTTCGTGAACAATGCTGCCGAACATCAGGGGTCTTGTTTTCTTCTTGCGCTGGATGCCGAGGACGAACCTGTTGTGGAATGCTCGGCGGCAGTTACGGTAGGTCTTCACCTTCGACTGACTGATGTTGATTTGACCGTCTGCCGTGAGTACTGTGCTATGATCGTGCTTCGGCGCATCCTTCAGTTCGGGTCCTTGGTTATGACCTATTCCAGCGCGAGCTGCAGCTGCCTCGGTCGGGTTGATGATCCTCGAGTCTTTGCGCTTGCGGTCTGCTCGGCGATCTTTAACTGTTCGGCCAACCATTTCTTTAATCCCTTCCCGGTGCTCCAAGCGCCGATCTTTGCTTCTGCCTCAATAGGCACACCCATGTCAACTTCAAAATCCTCGAGGAGGTCTGGCTCACTCATGATCTGGAGACCACGGTTGTAGACGTGCTCAACCATGTCCTCCCGAACTTCGACTAGAACCGCGTCATGAACCGTTCCCACAAGGCGGAACCAGCCTCGCTTAAACTCAAGGCGCATCTGTAGAGCAGCCATGAGATTAAGTTCATTAGCGAAACTCTGAACAGGAGAATTGATTGCCTGCCGCTGAGCCTCTCGGCGCTCGGGGGTATCGCGACCTCCCATCGCAGCCGGTAGCCTGCGTTTCCGTCCAGATAAAGACCGGACATATCCATTGACCTGAGCAAAGCGACGTTGCTTATCATGCCATTTCGGGAAACTAGGATAAAGCTCGAAAAAGGCTTCACGAGAAGCTTGGGCTTCGGTGTCGGTGACGGTGACTCCATAATTATCCCTCGCATATATCTTGAACTTCTTCCACCACATACCGTAGAGGTAGCCGAAGTTGATTGCCTTAGCCTTCTTACGCGTTTCTTTCCAATCAACGAACGCTTTGAGTTGCTTCGTCTCAGCCCAACTCTCGACTGTTGCTACCGCTTCATCGCCGCCCATCTTAAGGATATATTCTACCGCATCGCTGTAGTTCATCCTCTCACCGCTGTGGAGCTTGACGGTTTTGATTATCTCTTTGCGATATCCGGCACCACGTTCAATCTCGCGAATAGCAGTCTGCCAGTGGGGGTCTCCTCCTGCATGGAAAACCTTGAGAAGGTTGTGTTCATCCGCAAGCTCAGCGGCGATCCTAAGTTCAATTTGTGACAGATCCATTTCGACAAGGACCCATCCGGGGGGAGCAGTAATGAGAGATCGAATTCTTGGGTCTCGGGGCACTTGCTGGAGATTTGGATGCTCACAGGATAGTCTTCCAGTAACCGTACCATGAAGTTTGAAGACGGGATGAAGTCTTCCGGTCGTATCAATGTAAGGTCGCCAACCCTCAATGAAGCTACTGAGTTGTTTCTGAGCAGCTCTAAATTTAAGGAGGTCGCCGACCATGGGATGGTCAATTCGGAGTAGGACACTTTCACTAACACTCCACTTACCTCCTGCTGTCTTTTCGATACCTTTGATCTTGAGTTTGGTAAATAGCAGATGAGCTAATTGATCGGGCGATCCCCAGTTAATCTTACCGGTCTTCTTATCAACGAGCTCAGCCTTCTTCTCCCACTGCTGTAACCCCTTGAGAGATGAGGCAACTTCTTCTCGTAGATAGACTTCAGCATCGTCCATCTTCTCGAGGTTGATGTAGACTCCTCGATGCTCAGCCTCGATGAACATCTGGATACAGGGGATCATGATAAGGTCATGGACACGCTTAACGTCATGATCCTCATTAAGAAGCTTCTTTAGGATCGGCCTGAGCTTACGCGTATAGAAAACGTCATGGGCTGCATACTTGGCATTCTTCGGAGACCAAGATGTTTTGTCTTTGCCGTCGATTTCCCAGTCCGGTGCACCCAAGAACTTCTGTGCAAGTTCCTTTAGGCCGTGTCGGCTATTCTCATCGAGTAAATAGTGGGCAAGCATCGTGTCGAAGTCAACGCGCCACTTAACACCGAAGCGGACCCACATCCACAGGCAATCAAACTTCCCGTTACTGTAGACCTGGATGCAGTCGTTCAGCTTTCGAGTAACAAGCTTGACAATCTTCTTCAGCTTCTCGGGAGACCAGATACCAGCAGTCTCCATGGGCACAACCCATTGGCGCTTACGTGTCCCGAACTGCATAGCCACGACACGAGGAAGATTGTTAGAGCCGTGAGTTCCTTTATGCTGCTTGAGCATATCTTTGGATGCTCGACCCTGCTCAATCAACTCATCCTGCATTGTAGTGAAAGGATATAGTCGAGAACACTCTAGATCAACCGCAACAGCACCGTTCAAGTCTTTAAGCATCGCTTTGACTTTATTCCAGTCATCTACGATACGATAATCTAGTTCTTTCTCCTCGGGAATACCGCCGAACTTAACACACTCCTTAAGGCGTTGAAGATCGGACTCAATGATGTCGATCCACTTGTCGTCGTGGAGAGCTATGTTGGGATGAAGGATGGGTAGAACAATCCGACCATCGTGCTCAACGGGCTTGCCCCTGAGTTTCTTGATCCCCGTTTGGTCCATAAACGCCTGACAGGGAGTATTGCCCAGAAGGACTACATATCTTGGGTTTCGTTTATCCACCCTAGCTTGGAGTCTCTCCCTAGCATTCTTCACCATGGTCTTGGTGACGTTCTTACCTTCTGGTGGTGCTTCCTCGAGGACGTTGATCCACCTGAAGTTATCTTCCTCAAACCCGGCTGCCAGCATGGCATCCATCAGGATTGTCTTGGCTCGGGGGTTTATTCGGGGACTCTCCCCAATAACCATAACTTGACGTTTGCTCACGGAAGCTCCAGCACGCGACGAGAGAAGTGTTCGACAATATAACCCGCCGGCGTCACTTCGTAAACTTCCGTTCTCCGCATTTTGCCAGCATCATCCGGGTCTTCATAGACCTGTAACATCGATAGGTGGCTCATCTCTCTGTAAGGCACCTCGAAGAACACCCTTCGGATGTAGAGTGCTGAGTGCCTTATGATGTGGCAGCATTCCATACAAGGACTATCTGTGCAGTATAGGTCCACTTCCGATCCGTCGGGAAGGACGCGACAGGCAGTGCTGATGGCATTGTGCTCGGCGTGAAGTGTCCCGCAGTTCCCCGGCACGATCCCCGGGCAGTCGTTGCCGGCGCAATGAGCGGCACCCGGCTCTTGACCGTTCCAGCCGGCGCTCACCGGGTTATTCTGATGCACTACGAGCGCGCCGACGTTACGACGGAAGCAGGTTGATCGTTGCGATGCCAGTCGGGCCATGCCCATGAACATCACTTGGCGACTTATTCTTCCCACTTTGATAACCTCCACTCTTCGAACCATCCCGAGTTAGCTTGCCCGTTATGTATCCATCCCACTTCGATGGTTGTTCCCGTTGTTCGGAAAGTAACGGCGGTTACCACACCTATGATGCTCTTATCGCCGTCGATGATAACCTTCTCCGCTAGACTAAAGGCACAATCATTCTTCACAGCTTGTCTCCGAAGAGCATCTGATAGTCGTTGCGGAAAATGTGGAGTGATCCGATCTGCATGACGAATAGTCCTGGCTTCACGTCCTTCCACTCGGGGTTGATTTCTCGGCATCTCTCCAATACCCACAGGAGGAGCCTGACCGTGAGGTATAGGTCATCGCGGAAGTGCCGAACGAAGTCGCAACTTCGAATGTGATAGTTGATGTCAAGCTTCCCATCCCGCATAAGGAAGTGGTAACCAATAGTGCACGGCGCACGTTTGCTTCCACCGCCGGTATCCTCCGGGAACCAGACAGGCAAATAGGCCTGTCGAGTATAAGGGTCTCCGGCGAGAAGTTTGACAACATCACTTAGGTCTCCATACTCATACATGATACCTCGGTTAGTGGGGGGCAAGTCAACAACCCTTGCAGTTGTCTCATTTAACTTGTCAATGGTAGCTCGCTTATATTCTCCCGCTGTCGCCGTAGGTGATTGGATATAGCCAGCCTCCTTGGGCCAGTATCTTTCCATGTAGTTATGGTTAAACATTCCTCGATCATCGAGAAAGGTTGCAGCTGATTTGTTATAGGGCCAGTTCTTCCACTCAACACCGGGGTTGACCGGTTCACCGCAGACCCGCTCCTGGAAGTGATCCTCAGCCCAAGGCATATTGGGTAAGATGTCACTTGCCAGTGCTGTCAAGTGTAGACCATTCTGCACGTTTTCTCCCCATGCCCAGCTCCCTAGGTCAACACAGAAAGCTGTATGGGTGAGTTCGTGAGTAGCCATCTCGGGACGATTTGCAATGTCAGACCCTTGCCAACGAGCTGAATGAACAAGATTGCTCCTGTAACGAAGCCGATGACTCAGCTGCTGGATTGCATCGGAGAAGGTGGAGAATTGATATGGTCGCATTAGTCTTTGCCTCCGTCTGGGTCTACATACTCATTCTTGTGGCCGGGATGGTTCTTGCGTAGATATTCCGCGAGCTCCCGTCGTGCGCGGCCCTTGATGCGTTTGTCAGCATCCATCTTAACGCGTAGAGCCTGCGCAAACTTTGCGATGCCTCGGAAGTGCTCCTCGCAAATATAGCGAGCTGTCCACTTAATGATCCAATCATAGAAGTAGCGATCCTTCCGCTTAATCTTTTCGAGCTCACCGATGGGGTCCTCTAGATGTGGGATGATCGTGACAAAATACTGAGGGTGAACTGTAATGTTTGCGAAGTGACAGGTCAACCCTAGAAATTCCATCCCGCTGAAGTCAAAGTCCTTGAGCAAGACATCTCGAATAAAGACCAGATCGGCGGGGAACTTCTTGAGAATTTCAGTGGTGCGATAGAAGGCATCGATGAAGTATTGACCCT